ATCTCCAAGCTGTTCGACATGAAGGATGACAAGTATGCCGTACAGTGTGTACAGCATAACTACACCCCACAGCCCGGACCCAAGTTTCTTGGGACCGAACAGACTGAGTACAGTCGCAAGAACTGGTCGTCTGTCATGCTGTTCAACAACGAGAAGTGTACGGGGCTCTCAGAAGAGTACGTGAACTCAGCGCCGGGGCTGGCCCTGCATCAGTTTGAGTGGTGTAAGGGAACTGAAATAGGCTCCCTGCCGAAGTCGTGGAATTACCTGATCGACGAGGAATGTGGTCCAGTTGATTTCAGTGACCCAGAATTGGTTCACTTCACGAGGGGTGGACCCTACTTCGAAGAGTTCTCGTGCTGCCCGTATTCGGAAGAATGGTTTAGGTATTACAACGAGTCCTGCAGCGTATTGGACAGGCGATTGGTATGTTAGATTCCGTACCACTTGCAGTCAGCACATGGGGTCCAGAGGAACGACTAGCGCTACTGGATGTTATCAAGTCCGATCACTTCACCATGGGTCCAAGGGTTAAGCGCTTCGAGGAGGAGTTCGCTGAATGGACCGGCACAGACCACGCGGTTATGGTCAACTCGGGATCATCCGCCAACCTGCTGATGGTCGCCGCTTACACGCTCCTGTGGGGTGCGGGTACGGTAATAGTTCCGGCAGTATCGTGGTCCACATCTTACAGTCCCTTCCAGCAATATGGGTGGAAGCTGAAGTTTGTTGACATAGACGCTGACACGCTGAACTATGACATCCAAGCCCTGAAGGATGCGTACACTGGCGACGAGCTGATCCTTGCCGTTAATCTGCTTGGCAACCCAAACAACTTCCACGAGTTTCCATTTGCACACATTCTGGAAGACAATTGTGAGTCAATGGGTGCGGAGTACGATGGGTCAAAGACGGGCACTTGGGGGGTAATGTCCAGTCACTCGACCTTCTTCTCCCATCACATGCAGACGATGGAGGGTGGAATCATCACGACAGATGATGACTATCTCTATCAGATGCTGCTCTGCCTGAGGTCTCATGGGTGGTCGAGGCACCTACCTGAAGACAACGTGTTCAAGGTTACCCCCTCGGCCTATGAGTTCCTGTTGCCAGGATACAGCGTCAGGCCCACTGAAATGCAGGGGGCTGTTGGTATAGAGCAGCTGAAGAAGCTGGACGGCTTCGTTCGGGAGCGAAGGGAAACGGCCGAGCGATGGGGGGAGTACGCCTTCAATCGCGGCTGGTGGAGTCAGGAAGAGATTGGCAAGTCCAGCTGGTTCGCCTTTGCCATAGTCGACGACGACATTGAAGAGATCAAGAAGGAGCTTGAGGCCAAGGGCACAGAGTATCGCCCGCTGGTCGCAGGAAACTTTACCAAGTCCAAGTCAATCAAGTATTACGATTACGAGATTCATGAAAGCCTGCCAAATGCTGATCGCGTACACGAGAAGGGCATTTACATCGGCAACACACACGGGAGAGTAGCATGTTAGATTTTGACGACGCAGTAGCTCTGGGCAAGAACAAACCGAATGATGGTGGGCGCCCGCTGTTTTATCTCCATCCAGTTGAGGTGAAGAAGGACGGCGAGACATTTGCCGAGGATGCCGTATGGGTGAAGATATTCAACATTGGTGACGACAAGAACATCATCGAGCGGCCCAAGCGTGATGAGGACGAGACGCGCTGGCCAGATCACTGGAAGGCTTATGTTGAGAACAGTGAGCCACCTGTAGACGGTACACCGATTCAGGCGTGGCCGTACCTCACACCGGCCGACGTCCTGAACCTGAAGAAGATTCATGTGCGGTCAGTTGAGGAGATCGTCGGCCTTCCCGACAACCAGCTGAAGAAGCTTGGTGCGGGGCGTGGACGAAAAATTCACAATGAAGCAAAGACGTACTTGGAATACAAGGACGTTAAAGATCTCCGCGCAAGGATAGCGGAACTGGAGAAGAAACTTGGCAACGATAAAGACGATGTGCCAGAACGTGTTGACAGAGAGTGGGTTCCCGACGCTATCGACGTTGGTAGGGAACAACAATCAGGACGCAAGGTCTATACTGCAGCTGGCCAAGAAGTCAGTGAGGCAGATAGCGAGGGCACACACGTGGACCATCCTGACGAAGGAACACGAATTCAATCTGGTTAAGAACCAGCCTAACTATGAATTACCGGCTGACTTTTCAAGGTTTTTGAATGGAACCATGTGGGACAGGGTTGAAGCGCGCCCCGTCGACCACGTAAACCCACAGGTCTGGGCCGACTTCAAGGGTGGCCTCGTCAAGACGGCGGTCTACAAGCGTTATCGCGTGAAGGCCAACGAGGGTTCGAAAGAGATTTTCATTGACCCCACGCCCACGCTCACCCAGTGTGAGTACGAGAACCGCGACGGCACCCAGGTTAGAGTTGGTCTGGCGTATGACTACCTCTCCAGCTATTTGGCCGTAACCTCTGCCGGAGTCGCCCAGACCACCTTCACAGCTGACACAGACACCCTGCTCCTCGAGGACGAGCTTTTCGAGCTTGATCTTGCGTGGCGCTGGCTTAACTCCCTTGGCCGCGATTACGGTGAGGAGCAGAGAGAATACAAGCGCGCTCTGGGCTGGCACAAGTCGCAGGACGGTGGGCTCAGCAATATCTCCATGGACGCAAGGCGCGCATGGCGTTGGCCGAACATACCGGAGAGTGGAGTTGGTCTCTAAATACAATCAGGGTAGAGTTACTTATCGGCACTCCGTTGGCCCGCCTATTGGTGGGTGGAACACCCGTGATGACGTCACGGAAATGCCACGTCAGGATGCGGAGACTCTCGATAACTGGCTTCCGGATACAAACAAGGTCGTTGCTAGGAAGGGCTTCGAGGTGTTTGCAACCGGCGTTGGATCTGGCCGCGTGGACATGCTGTCCCCAATGAGCGATGCCGCCAACAACATTCACCTCCTCGCCGCTGGCGGGGGCACCATTTACGACATCACTGGCGGTACCGCAAGCTCTATCAGGGCTGGCACAACCCCAGTGGCGTGGGATACGGTATCGTTCAACAACAAGCTGACAATGGTCAATGGGTCAGACCATCCGCTTGAGTATGACGGCACCAGCATCGCACCGGCCAACTTCTCGGTTGACGGCATTAACCCAGAGCGATTCTCCATTGTCCACCTATTCAAGAACCGAACGTATTATGGTGCCGTTGGGGAGCTGGCGTTCTGGTACACAGAGCTACTCGCAAACGATGGCATACTAACGAAGTTTCCGCTGCATGGCATTGCCAACAGGGGTGGCTGGGTAGTTGCTATCAACTCGTGGAGTGTCGACGGCGGGGCGGGACCAGACGATTACTTCTGCGCCTTCACCTCAGAGGGCGAGGTCATTGTATATGCGGGCTCTGATCCGGGCTCCGACTTTGCGCTCGTTGGCGTCTTCTATATTGGTCGCGTTCTTGGCAACCAAGTAGTTGCCGCCGTAAATGGAAAGCTGCTCACTGCAACAGAGAGGGACTATGTGTTCCTTCCTGATCAGCTGCAGGAAGAGGGTGGTGGCTTTGATAGCAAACTCTCAGGCGCGGCCAAAGAGGCAATAAGCAAGTACAAGAACTTCAGGGGCTGGCAGGCCCACTACTCACCAAGCGAGGGGTTGCTGATCGTCAACGCCCCAACAGGAAACGCAACGTCTATACAGCATGTGCTGAACGTCAAGACACGCGCCGGCACCCGCTATACGGGCATTAACGCTGCCGTGTGGGCGGACTTCAATGGTGAGCTGTACTTTGGCGGCTACGATGGCTCGGTGAATCGCTACACAGGAAGCAGGGACGGTGGATCTGCCATCACCTGTATTGCACGGACAGCTCCGGCACTGTTGAGGAGCCCGAGTGAGAAACAGGTCCCTTCGTATCGATTCAAGTTCCTCTCTGACGGTACGGTCGCACCGACCACGGGGTTGGCTTGGGACTTCGACAAGGTGGCGTTCACACAATCAATTTCAATATCTGCTGATTACGGCTCGGTTCTTCCTGCCGACTGGCCATTTGACTGGTCCAGTGAGAACGAGCGCAGACAAGAATGGCAGAGGGGTGCCGGGATGGGAACCTATGTGCAGGGATTCGTTAGCCTACCTGTTTCAGTACCAGTCTCCTGGCAAGGTGTAGATTACATCGTAGAGCCGGGGGGCGATCAAAGGTGATAGTAGTACCAAGGAATCCAGCAGAAAATGTAGTTATGGCACAATGGGCTGCCGACGTACTGAACGAAGAACTCGAGATGTTCGGGTTTGATCGTAACGGCAACCCGCTCTTTCAGACAATGGGGTTTCAGGCCCGCGGGAAGCTGGCCTGCGTCATCATTGTTTATCAATACATCCGTCCAAACATCTTCATGTCGATTGCCGCCACGGATCCGAGGTGGGCAAGCCGCGAGAATTTGAGTGTGTGTGGCAAGTGGGTGTTTGATGATTTGGAATGTGAGCGCATTACCGTGTTTGTAAAGAAACGGAATAAGCGCTCAAGAAAATTTGTCACTGGCATTGGCTTCAAATACGAGGGGAACATGAGGCATGCCTGTATCGACGGCGACGTTATCATGTATGGTCTGATCAAGGAAGATCATCAAAATTGGCTAAGGAAAGCATATGGGCGCCAAAGGCTCAACACAAGCAGACGTACCTGATCCTTTAGAAATTGCACAAACGGATACAGCGTTCAACCGAATTGATCAGTTCACCCCCACGGGTAACCTGATATTCTCAGATCGTCCGGGCGGCCCCATGGGGGCAAACAATGTTGCTACCCTCAATCTCCCCCCCGAGCTGCAGCAGCTATTCGACTCACAGACGTCTTCTGATCAGGCCCTGCTCGACATGGCCCTTGGACGTCAACAGAGCTTGGAGGGCAACCTACCGCCTCTCGCGGAAGGTTTGGGCTTTGGTGTGGAAGACTTCGACAGACGACGGTTCGAAGAGGCCACATTCGAAAGGGGATCCGAGCTACTCAACCGCTCGTTTGACCAGCGAGAGGACACTCTCCGGCAGGACTTGGTCAACAGGGGCCTGTTGGGTGCGGGTACCACAGAGATCGGTGAGGCTGCCAACACAGAG